CGTCCAAATCAAGAGTTAATAAATGGAAAATGTTTAACAAAATGTAAAGAAACCCAAATAAGAAATCCTATAACAGGACGTTGTAAAATAAATAAAAATAATAATACAGTTAAATGTACGCGTCCAAATCAAGAGTTAATAAATGGAAAATGTTTAACAAAATGTAAAGAAACCCAAATAAGAAATCCTATTACAGGACGTTGTAAAAAACAATAATTTTTTAATGTTTTAATTTTAACCCTTTGCCGTTTCTAAACTTTTTATTTTTTATTTTTTCATTCTTTATTTTTTTCTTATATTGTAATAAAAAATAAAACCATAACCGGTATAAACTATATATATTTTGTTACAAAATTTATTTACCAAGGATTTTTACAATATGATAGACAAAGTGTTAATAATACAAATACAATAAAAGGGTTAAAGAATTAATTATTATTTCTTACAAATGAGTGCTTCAAATGCCGCAGCCAAAAAAAGACGGGCTATGATTCCAGCCAATTCATCCGATTCAATTCCAAATATAGGTGGAAGACCATATACATCTTCTATTTCAACTCCACCACAACGATTAAATCAACCACCAGCAAATCAACCACCAGCAAATCAACCACCAGCAAATCAACAAGGATTTACTTTACAACAGGTTATATCAGTTATTGATAAACGTTTAGTTAGTCTGGAAGAAAATATTAATAATAGGCAAACTGGTAACTCCAATGAATCTGTTAATACACAAGCAATTTTGCCAGAAGAACAATCAGAATTTAATAAACAGGCGAATGAAAATTTTTTAATGATTAATGAAAATTTAAATGAATATGACAATAGATTTGATTTATTGGCGAATGAAATAGCTGATATAAAATCAATTGTATTGAAACTTCAAAGTTATACTATGGATGTTAATAAAATGCTATTAGAAGAAAGACAACAAACAGAAACATTAATTTCCGAAAATCAACTAAATACTCAACAAGATTCTCTTGTTTTAAATGATATATATTCGTTTTCCACAAAAGAAGATGAAAATACAACATATAATATGTTGCCACCGGCAGAAGACATAACTACGGAAGTTACTACACCTTCAACAACACCTTCAACAACACATTCAACAACACCTTCAACAACACATTCAACAACACCTTCAACAATTTAACAATTAGTTAATTCTTTACCATTTTATGATTTTTTTAAACTCCAAACTCTTATGTAAAAAATAAAAAAACGAAACCATATAATGTATTAAATATATAGTTTATATTATAAAACATTGAAGTATATTATATGTATATAATATATAATATAAAATAATTATTGTAAAATAAATGAAATGATAAATAAGTTTATATAAAAAACATCATAAGTTTATGTAAAGAAAAGGGAAGGGGCGTCCGGGGAAACCGTAGGTTTCCTGGATTTCCTGGATTTCGTGTAAAATGTATATAAAAAAATATAATATAATAAATATTATGAAATCGTTTTTTTCAAAAATTACTAATAGTAAAAAAGAAGAACCCAATATTTTAAATACTTTTCAGTTTAATTTTCTTTTAGCAAATACAGTATATATTTTGCCTTTAACCGACAATACTATATCTAATCGTATTTTTATTGATTTTGTAAATTTTCGCAAATTTGTTAATCGTTCAAATTTTAATGAAGTATCTGATCATTTTATAGGTTTAATTGTTGAAATTTTAAAAAAACATACAACAATTGAACTTCATTTAAATCTTAAATCATTTTCCATTACTGCTACCGAAAAATATAAAGATTTGGTATTATTGTTTTATGATAAATATCAAGTTAAATATGTAAATTGTATTAATGCCGTATATATTTATAATACACCACACGTTTTTGAAGCAATTAAAACAATTTTTATAAAGCTTTCACCCCTTTCTAGTACATTCGATTTTGAACCCGTTTTATATTCAACTACAGAGTCTCCCGAAAAACTTGCCGAGATATTAAAAGAACGCATGTCATTAATATACTCCGACAATAATAACGAAGATAATTTCGAAGAAGAGTAGAACAACCATATAAAGCGTTTTTGTTAATTAAATAAATGGATTTTAAAATTAAAGATCCTTCAAAAATAGAAATATTTACAACTATTTTTCAAATAATAAAATCCATATCGGAACAAATATCTATTCATTTTACGGATGAGAAAATGTTTATTCAAACGATGGATTCGTCAAAAGTATCTGTTTTAGAAGTTGCTATTCGTTCTTCTTGGTTTGATTTTTATTCTTGTCAAGAAGACAGTTTACAGATTGGAATAAACACTAGTATATTACATCGTATTCTTTCATCCAAAGAAAAAACACAAACTATTCATTTTGAATATAATACAGAAGAAACTGGTAATGAAGATAAACTATTTGTAAATATGGTTGAAGTAACCCCCACTAAGGAACTTCAAACAACCAATGATGGGGATATTGTTTCAGTCTTGCCCGATTTTTCAAAGAATTATAAAAATGTATATAATCGCTATTTTGAAGTTCCGCTAATTAATTTGGAAAATGAGTTAATGGAAATTCCAACAATCGATTATGAAGCCGAAATTTCACTTCCTTCCATTAATTTCGCTATACTAATACATCAGTTGAAAGGATTTGGAGAAGTATTAAATATAAAATGTAATGAAAATGATATACAATTTATATCGAAATCAACTGAAAATGGAAGTATGCGGGTTGAAATTAAAATTGATGAACTAACAGGATTTTCTATTATTGAAGGTGAAAATATAAATGTTTCTTTTAGTCTTCAATATATAAATACTATTTCAGCCTATAGCAAAATTTCAAAGACGGTAGAATTGAAAATTCGTCGCGACTATCCTATTCGGATTGATTATATGTTTGGTGAAGCAGAAGAAGGAAGTATAAAGTTTTTTTTATCGCCTAAAATTGGCGAAGACAATTATGAATAAAAATATTCCTTTATTTTTTGCCATTTTATTTTTTCATTTTTTATATAGTAATACAAAATGAAAAAATAAAATGGTGTTAATTATATAAATTTTATTACAATTTACTAATTACACAATTTACTAATTACACAATTTACCAATTACACAATTTACTAATTACACAATTTACCAATTACAACTATATAATATGTAAAGTGTTAAACTTAATTTATACCAACAGCATAAATACCTCGTTTTTTTGTAAAAAAAGAAGAATCCGTATTTTTTGATCCACCTATATACTTTTTTGTACTTTTTATATAATATGTTTCTAATATACTTGTTTTAGAAATTTCATTATATAATTGTTTTACAGTTTTATTAGTTTGTTTTTTTATATTATTATCGTTTTTTTCGTAAATGTCTTTATAATTGTAAATATGAAATGATTTCATTAAAAATATTTATATTATATATAATATAAACGACAAACATATATGTTTATTATTTATTAATTTTTATTTAATTTAACGATTAAAATCGCACATTAATTAACCTTTTTCCAATTATATCGACGAATTTGTTGGTAAATGAATTTTGTGGTTTGTAATGATATTTTTATAGTTAATATCATTTATGTTATCGTTTTTATTACAATATAAGAAAAAATGGAAAAAATGAAAAATTAAAAATCCAGAAACGGCAAAGGGTTAATATAAATATTATTGTAAAACTAAATTTTAATTTATGTGCCTTTATTTGAAAGAAACATTTTCTAATTTTAGAACTTTAAAAATTGGTTGGTTTCAAATACGGTTTAAAAATTGTATTTGTGAAAATATATATAATAATATATATAACAAATGCCCACACACCAACCTCGATCTCGTCGGCCTTCAACCACGAGAACGAGAACGAGAAGAACGAGGAGATACCTTAGTCAAGTACCTACTGGTTTAAGCGTACAAACACAAAATAATGAATTACCCCAAGGTTCATTTCAGGAACAAGAAGCTTCTCATATAATACATTTTGATGAAGAAGACGAAATTATTCCACATAATGAACAAGAACCAGTATTTAATCCAGATGATGATCATATTCTAAATTATGGTCTTTGTATTGATAATAATGTTAACCCTTTAACGATTTAACCCGCGAATTTCATGGTTAATGATTTTATTATTTTAATCGGTAAATATAAGATACTACATCATACAACGTGTTAAATATTTTAAAATAAGTAAAATATTTAATTTTTGTAAAAATGTTGAAAACGTTAACGGGTTAAAATACTATTATATTACCATTTCGCTTTTTTTACATTTATTTGTTGATGTCCCTTTTTACGTGCCTTATTTGGATCAAATTCCTCTTCTTCGTCATCGCTTCCTATTCCTTTTGACAAGTTCCAAAATTGCTCGTCACCCAACCTAAAATCAGGTCTTTTTTCCGCTTTATACCAAAATACCTGATCTGTAATTTTATTACTTTTGGCATTATTGTGAATTACCATACATTCGTAATTTTGCGATGTTTGGTCAAACACACTACAAAATGATTCTAATGAAGGAAACATACTGGCATAATTTTCCCAAAGTCGTTTTCGATTTTGTAAAGATGGTTCTCTTAAAATAAATACATAATCAATGTTACATCTGAGAATAGGTGGAATACCTAAAGCGTACTGTAAAGTTATGACCAAAAGTACCTTCCAATGTCGCCCGTTTAAAAAAAGGAGTCGCATTAATTTGTCACGAGTCCAACTACTATCATATAAACAATCATCTAAAATACAAAAGCAACGAGGGTCTATACTGGTTTTTTTATACAACTCCATTTCACGTGACATTTGTTTCATTACCACTTTTTGACGTCTTAATACATTTTCAATTAAAACACTGCTATATTCATTATGTATGAATAGTGCTGGAACATGATTCGCGTAAAATCCATTTCCGGCTTCTGTACCTGAAATAACAGTTCCTATAGGCACATCCTTGTGATGGTAAAGAAGATCACGGACCAAAAACGATTTACCCGTGTCACGACGACCAATCATAATAACAACAGGACCTTTTGCCTCATCTGGACGAAATGTAATTGTTCGCATATCAAATTTACGTAGTTCTAAAGTCATTTATATATAATAATCTATTAATCAATCCGGTTTAACGAGCAATTTAACCAGTTACCGTATTAATTCGTTTATATATAAAGAATAATTAGTCTATTTAATTTATATTTCATACCATAAATGGAAATAATAGATTTAGGAATAGATAATTTAGATTCTATATCATTAAATATTGATGATAAATTAAATATTGATGATAAACCAAGATCTCCATCCGTATCATTCGGTTCTGGAATTGAACTATTAATGAACAATGACAAAAGAAAAGGTTCTTCCACAACAAATTTTAATATAGATGATTTAAATACTCTTGAAAATGAGTTAAATGATCTTTCCAAATCGGTTAGTTTTAGTGGAAATGGTAGAGAAACTACAAATGAATCAGGAAATGGAGGAGGTTCAAGTAGTGGCGACAATTTTTTTACATCAACCACCAAAAAAATGAGTAATATAGGTAATTTATTTGGATTTGGAGACAAAACATCTTCCCCAGAGGTATTAAATAATGATTCAAATGTAGGAAAAGCAACCGCACAATCTGTTAATCAAACAACTAAAACCTTCGACGGGTTTGGTAAAATTAACGACATTCCCGTCGATTTCGCGTCCAGTTCGTCTTCACGCCTAACCGAACAAGAAAAAAGAAAGAAAAAACGGCTTATGATTAAAAAACTTGAAGAATGGTATGAAAAGGGACTTGTTAAACAATCTTCACATTTTACTATGGAATCAAACTATAGTGAAATCGAAGACGAGTATGAAGCATGTTTAGAAGATAAAAAAACAAAAGATAGTATAAAATTACAACAGTGGTGGTTTATGACATTTGTTAATTCAATAGAATACGCAAATACAGTATTTGACCCATTTGGGCTTAATTTGGATGGATGGGGTGAACAAGTAAATGAAGATATAGAATCATATGATGAAATTTTTACTGAACTACACCATAAATATAAGGGTGGTAAATTGTCTCCAGAATTATCACTTTTATTGCGTTTAGGGTTTTCGGCTGCTGTTGTAAATATTACAAATAAAGCACTATCTACTAGTACACCTGGTTTTAATGATATTATTAAACAATCTCCCGAATTAATGAAAATGTTTACTAACGCCACAGTTCAATCATTAAATAACCAAAATCAAAATACAGCGTCTTCATTTATGAATAATGTATTAAATAATACAGGACAACCAAATATAAATAATTCATTCGGACCTCCCCCCCCTGCCGTTCAAACAAAAAATCAACCACCTCCACCCTCCTCACAAATTCCTCAAAAATCAATGATATTTACACAAACACCTTCAAATAGACCAGATATAACAGCTAGTCGTGGAACAATGTTTCGTGATAAAGGAATAGATATTACCAATAATCAAGAAAACTTTGTACATCAAGACCGTACACCAATATCACAATCACCCTCGCATCAGCCCATTCAAAGACATGAAATGCGCGGACCACAAGGAGATATAACCGATTTATTGTCAGGACTAAAGCCAAAAGTACCTACCTCACAACAACAACAACAACAACAAATTCCAGTTGAAATACCACCGTCCTATAACTATATCCCCGATTTTAGGGATGATAATGACGGTGAATCAATTATAAGTGCTACTTCAATAAGAGACTTACAATCGTCTAATGGACCAAAAAGGTCAGGTAAACGAAAACCCCGTAGTGAAAAAAATACCATATCTTTGGATATTTAACCAGTTAATGTTTTCAACATTTTTATAAACTTCAAATATTTTAACTATTTTAAAATATTTAAAACCATATACTGTATAAAACTATTAACCCTAAAATCCGCGGGTTTAAAGTGTTAATATAAATTATAGTTTGTATTATTTTTAAACATACCGTGATTTTTAATATACCAAACACCTTGTAAAAAACAATCAGCATAATCATCTTTTTTTTTTGTATCAAGTACATGTTTCCATTGTGTTAGTTCAGGGTTATGTTCTAAAAACAACGCACAATGATATAGTCCGTCTCTTTTATGGTCTTTATATTTCGAATTAATGGTTGGTTTTTCGGTAAAAACATAGTCAGATGATTTTTCACTAGGGTTAACGGAGTCGCATGTATTTAAAAAACCATTTTCCGAATTTATTGATATTTTTTTTATTTTTTTTAAAATAACTTGTTTTTTTATATCCTCCTTAATTAATGGGAGTCCTTTTAATTTGTTTGAAGAAGAAATAAATTCTATATTTATAATTTTATCTTCCATTTTCATAATAAAATATTGTACAAGCATTCCCTGTATTGAATTCATTCTTGCTGCTAATGTAGATATTTGATTTTCTATAATAACATGAGTTATTGATTCAAAGTTTTGTATTTTATTTAACTCGCGACGCATATTATGCCCAATAGAAATTAAATCGGTTTCTTTTGAAGTTTTTTGTTTTTTATGTTTTACTTGTTCAAAACACTTTTCTTTAAAAAAATTAACCAATATATTTACCAACTTTTTACGTTTTAGTTTGTCTTCGATAGATGGTGTAATTGCGTGTATTTGACATAGTTCATTTAATTGTTCTACATTTAATTTATTTAAAGAAGATTGTAGTTGACTTTTATCTGGAATAATATATTCGGCTGTTTCTTTGGCATGTTTATCACAAAAAAACAAAGTGTTGGTATTTTGTGTTAAATTCACAGTTTTCATATATAAGGCATGACGACTACATTTGGTAAAAATACCTTTCTTTGGTTTATTACTACATGAACAAATAATAGCCTCCGGTTTTATTGAATCTTCCTCATTCATTAAATTAACCGTTTTCCAATCGATAATTTTAAGGGGTAAATTTTCTTTAATATCAAAAATACAGTATGCCATATTTTTAATTCCAACGTCAAAACTAATTACCTTCATAATAGTATTACACAAGTATTAATTAAATTATATAAAGAATTATATTTTTATATAATAATGAATAATGATATTGTTAATGACGTTAATATTAAGTCGTCTATTGTGGAAAATGACAATAATCCATTTAATAATCAATTATTAAGTATTCATCGTAAATTAGATTATTTTATAATGACAGGTAAAATACCTAACATTATATTTCACGGATCAGCAGGAACAGGAAAAAAAACAATTGTTTTTAACTTTATAGATAAAATTTATAAACCAGTTAAAAATATTACATCAAATCAAATAGAATCGGAAGAGAGAAATATTAAAAATATTTTAAAAAATAATGTAATGATTGTAAATTGTTGTCACGGAAAAGGAATTAAATTTATACGAGAAGAGTTAAAATTCTTTTCAAAAATGAATATACAGTATACTGAGGGTATTTATTTTAAATCAGTTGTTCTTTTTAATGCTGACTGTTTAACAATTGACGCACAATCCGCTCTAAGAAGATGTATTGAATTATTTAGTCATAATACGCGGTTTTTTATTGTTGTGGAAAATATACATAAATTACTCAACCCAATTGTTTCACGATTTTGTGAAATTTATGTTCCGGAAACGGTAGTTTACAATAATAATTCCCCCCCTAATATAGAACCATTGTATGAACCATTTTCCGGTTCATCATCAATAAACTTTGTTAATTTTTATCAACTTGAATTACAAAATACAATAGATAAATTAGAAATAGAACATAAAACCAAAAAAAAATTATTAATAATTGAAAAATTAAAAAAAAATGTAAATAACGTTGGTGAACAAAATCAAAATTTACCCATAGAAATATTATCAAATATTAATAAAACACCCGCTGAGTGGATTAATATTGTTGATTTTTTTTATGAAAACGGAATTAGCGCTTTGGATATTATAGAATATTTGGAAGAAAATAAGTTGATAACAAATGAAATGTTATTGGATTTTCATAAAATAAAAGGAAATTATAGAAATGAAAAATTATTAATGTTTCGTATTTTATGGTTAATAAATACTTAACCCGCGAAATTCAAGGTTAATACTTTTAGTATTTTAATTGACCAATATAAAATACTAAACCATACATCGTGTCAAATAATTTACAATAATTAAAATATTTAATTATTGTAAAAATGTCGAAAACGTTAAAGGGTTAAAATATAAATATAATATTTATCATTGTGTAATATATTTGTAAAAATAATGTCACATAATATAGACAAAATAATATATATAAATTTAGAAAATAGAACTGACAGAAAACAATGTATAGAAAATGAATTAAACCGATTTGGGTTACCATTTGAAAGATTTAACGCAATATATCAAAGTTCGGGTATATTAGGTTGTACAAAATCTCATTTAGATGTATATAAATTGGCAAAGGCTCGTGGATATAAAAATATTTTAATTTTAGAAGACGATTTTATTTTTATTGTAAATAAAGAAGAATTTGAAGAAGAATTAACGAAATTTTTCGATAATAAAATAGACTATAACGTTTGTATGATTTCTTATAATGTATTAGAAAGTAAAGAAGTAACCGATTACGATTTTATTAGAAAAATTCAGTCGGCACAAACAGCATCTGGGTATATCGTTAATGAAAATTACTATGAAACCCTTATTAACTTATATGAATACGCTATTCCTTTATTAAATTTAACCGGTGAACATTGGAATTATGCCAACGATCAGTGTTGGAAATCTTTACAACCTAATGATAAGTGGTATTATTTTAATAAACGAATTGGAATACAAAGCCCAGGATGGTCTGATAATACTAATTCATATAATAATTACGGTGTATAGTATTTTTTATAAAAATTTAATCCTTTAACCCTTTGCCGTTTCTGGACTTTTTATTTTTTTATTTTTTCTTATATTGTAATAAAAAATAAATCCATAAATGGTATTAACTATATAAATATCATTACAAAACACGAAAAGTATTTACCGACAAATCCGTTGATATAATTGGCAAAGGGTTAAAGTTTGTAAAAATGTTAATTTACGAATTTGTTAGTTAAATCAAATACACTTCGTATAAATTAAATTATTTAATTATATATTATAATTAAATGAGTAATCAAGTTTATACAAACAATAACTATATTAATAATCTTGAAACAATGGCATATAATTCTAATATATTATATTTTTCAAACTATGACTCTAATATTATTTATAAAGTCGATGAGTTAAGTAATCAAACAATTTTTGTAACACTTCCGTTTAGTATAAAAGAAATTATTTTTGATAATAATGGTTTTATTAGTAATGGATTTTTATATGTTTTATGTTCAAATAATAATATTTATAAAATAGATAAAAATTCAAATGTATTTTTTTTTAAAAATATACCCACACCTAATCCAAGAAGTTTAGCATTAGATAGTTATAATAATTTATATTATTATAGTAATGATTATAACCAGTATAATGGTAAATGGAATATTTATAAACTTGATACATATGGTAATATAAATATTTTTATGGTTATTAATCAACTTACCGGTTTTATGTCTATTGGTATAGATAACTATAACAATTTTTATTTGTGTTATATTTCGCGAATTTCAAATTTACTTACGGTTTCACAGTATAATTCTAATGGAATATTAATTCAGGATTCTTTTATAATAATTAATAATTTTTATTTTGACGCTAAAATGATTATTAACAACAACATATATTTAATTACTAATGATTTATCCGAACAAAAAAACAATATATTTATGTACAATTTTAATACCAATTTATTTTCACAAATAGATTCTATAAATTTTTTAATGAATAATATGCCATTAACAAGATGTATATTAAACGGAAATAAGCTATTTTATACTTATGCGAATGAAACTGTTATATATTTTAAAAAAATATCTAATATAATATGTTTTAAAGAAAACACCCAAATATTAACATTAAATGGATATAAATTAATTCAGAATTTAAAAACAGGTGATATGGTAAAAACATTATACGGTGGATATAAACCTATATATAAAATAGGTTATAATACAATAAACCATTTATGTTGTAAGGAAAGAAATAAAGAACAATTATACAAATGTTCTGTAGAAAATTTTCCGGAATTATTTGAAGACTTAATAATAACCGGTTGTCATTGTATTTTGGTAGATAATTTTAAAGATGATGAGGAAAAACGCAAAACAATTGATGGTAATGAAGGAAAATTATTTGTAACAGAAGGTAAATATCGATTACCAGCATATATAGATAAAAGAACGAGTATTTATGAAATTCCAGGAATATACAAAATTTATCATTTTGCTTTGGAAAATTTAGACATGTGTATGAACTATGGTGTTTATGCGAATGGTTTACTGGTTGAATCTACCAGTAAACGAATTATGGACTTAACTAAAATTACATTATTGTAACGGTTTCGTATTTATTTTATAAATATTTGAAAAATAACTGATATAATATTTATTTTAATCAGTGGATTTCAGGGTTAATAATTTAATTATTTTAATCGGTTATTATAAAATACTACACCATACATTGTGTTAAATATTTTAAAATAGGTAAGACATTAAACCGTCCTAAAACGGCAAATGGTTAAATATAAATAATTATTTTTACACCTTTTAACATTTTAAATGCCGATTATTTATAGATACTTTTATAAATAATTATTTGTATATTTTCTTTACTTTTTTTGTTATATTCCTTGGAACATATTTTTCAGGTCGTTTATAAACACCCTTAAATATATTTTCATATTTTTCTTTGGTATTTTACCAATTACCTTATTTATATTTTCCTTCAATTAACCCTTATTTGAAACAAGCATTTTATAAAATAATTAAACACCATTAATGGTAACACAATATAAATATTAATGTAAAACTCGTTTTTAATTAATGTGCGGATTTGCACGTTAAATCAAATAAGGGTTAAAAGACAGAAATATAGTTGGTTGCGACCCTGGTAAGCATTCATTAGTTTATATGATGGATAAAAAAAACAAATTATAATATACCGCATTACAAAAAAAATAGAAAGTTATAGAAAACGAAACCAAAAAATATTATTACAAGAAAGTTAAAAGGTGTAATTTTTCGGTTTACGGTTTTTCAAAGATATATATATGTATGATTTTCTTTCAAAGTTATACAATAATATTTCTATTTCAAAGAATGTTGACGTTTCTAGTTTTATAGGTGAATCAAATTTTATTAATTTTAACACAATTTCTAAAGAAAATTACAATCTTATTCCAACTTTTGTACGTGAACATATAAATTCTTTAAATAAAACGGGGCGTATTTATTCATTTCAATTAAATGGTCGTAATATTAAACTATATATTATTTTACCGATTTATTCAAAAAAACAAAAAACAAGTGGTTTAATAAAATTGCGTCAAAATTATAGAAAAACCCGTAAAATAAAAAACACCGTTCCCAACTTTTACCATTATTATAAAACTGTTTTTTCCATTCTTCATTTTTTTATTGGACAATACCCACCACCAAATAACAACTGTTCCAATGACTTATCTATATATCTTTATTTAACCGATTTAAAAAAAACATTTCCTAAAACTAAAAACGACAATTTTTTAATTAATGACCTTGTCGAATCAAATGTTAATACTGGTTTTACATTTGGTTGTTCTTTTAAAAATGATATATACATCTTTCGTAAAGAAGAATGGAGCAAAGTTTTTATACACGAAACAATACATGCTTTAGGATTAGATTTCGCAAGCCACGATGAGTTAAATAAAATCGCAAATAAACGAATGTTGGAGTTTTTTGGAATTAACGGTAATCAAAGAACCCGTGATTTACGACTCTACGAAGCTTATACCGAAACGTGGGCAACTATATTAAATATACTATTTCAGGTTAAATCGGTAAAACAAATACCGTATGCGCTTCAAAAACAGCAAGCCTGGTCATTAAATCAATATATAAATATTATGAATCATTACAGGTTGGTAAATTTATCGACAATTGAAAATGAACGCCAAATTATATTAAAAGAAAAGGTAACACTTTATTCATATTATATTTTAAAGTGTCGTTTGCTATTAAGTATTCACGATTTTTTTAAAGAAGCTGTTTTTTTAAAAGAAGATATATACACTATTTATATACAACCTTCTCGTAATCGTTATTTAGAAAACAAACCCATTGATAATATTCCAATAAATAATCCGGTTAAAATAATAAATTTTATTAAAACAAATGAATCAATAAATAGATTTATTGATTTTATACAAAATAATATATATGGAAAAATAAATAAAATAGGTAAGTTACAAAATAAAACTCAGTTTATGATTATTAATGAAAAACTTAATAAAATTTATGGTAAAAACTCGTTAAGAATGACCGTATAATTTATTAATTCTTTTGTGGTTTTCGATATTTTACAATCATCAACTATTTTACATGTTTTAAAATATTTGGCACGATGTATGGTGTACGGGGGGGTATAATGACCGACTAAAATAATAATATCATTAACATTGAAATCCGTGGGTTAACCCTTTGTCGTTTCTGTACTTTTAAAAAAATTTATTTTTTTCTTATATTGTAATAAAAAAATAAACCATAAATGGTATTAACTATATATACACCGTTATAAAACACAAAATTCATTTACCGACAAATCCGTCGATATAATAGGCAAAGGGTTAAACCGTTAAAGAAATAGCTATTTAAACAATGACTAATAAAAATTATACAATAGTATATATGTCAAATATTAGTGTTGAAAATATATTATCTCTCATTTTAGTAAAAGAAAATATTAGACCTGCGTTTCTTTTTCAATCTACTTTTTTTTCAAAGAATAACTCTTCTGTTTTAAGTGAACTAAACGAAATAAAGAAAATGTTTCCAGAATTAATATATAGTGATGATTATACAAATTACCAAGGAACTATTATATCAAAAAAAAAATACAATGGACGAAGTAACATAACAAATGAAGAAATGGGAAAAATATTGGGTTATCCATGTTATAATGATTTTAATTCATTAGATAAAAGCAAACAGTATTATACTATTGAAGTTGTAGCAACATCCATTAATGGAAAGAAATACTATATTTTAACAAATGTTTGCCAAAATAAAACAAAACTTTACGAATTTAAAACAATTTCAGAAAAGGCAAAACAGGCTTTCGCAAAAGAAAAATACAAACAATTAATTGGAAATGACACTATAGAAAAAACTGAAGTTTTTGTTATAAAAGAAATACCAACTCAATTTATTATAAATAAGTTGGTACAAAATAAAGATTTATCCGAAAAAGAAAAAGAAAAAGTATCAAATATATTGTTCAATTTTGGGTTTAGTATTCAATTACAGTTATATTTTACGGAAGAATTTCAATATAATAACCCGGTTCATAAAGGTATATTGTTATCTTTGCTACTAAGAGAAATAAACGATAATTTAACACCATTTTTTCCACTACAAAATTACCCTGAACAAGACACAAAAGTCGCAGAAATTACAAATCAATTTGAAATTGATTTAATTGCGGTTTTAAAGAAAACCGCATTTAAAAGTTTTGCTAAAATTAGAACTACTGTTAAAAAACACGCATAAAAAATTTGTCAAATGTGTAAAATATTTAACATTATAAAAATCTTAAATATTTTAACTATATATATTCTTTACAATACAAACTAAAACGCTTTGAAAACATTGTTAAAAAATTGATTAATAATATATACTATAATTATAATATATACTATAATTAATATTATCTGTTGAATTAATATTAAAAGACAAACTGGTTGTTATTTGTTAATTATGGAACTAACCTTAGAACCAGAAATTTATTGCCCTAGTATTGATGAAAACCGAAACTATGTCGATAAAATACCACCAACAATTATACACGGAATAAGGTGTCCATGTGGTTCTCGTAAAGACAAAGTATATATTACATCTGGTCTTTTTTGTGTTCACTTAAAAACAAAACACCACCAAACATGGTTAAATGAACTAAATTTAAATAAAGTTAATCATTACCGTGAAAATGAAGAACTAAAACAAACAGTTCAAAGTCAACGAATAATTATATCACAATTGGAAAAAGAAATATTGGCTAAATTGCGGGCAATTGATTATTTAACACAACAACTAATGGCAAAAACGGCAAAGGAAACCGAAATAGCAAATTTATTAGATATATAAATTTTATAAAAAGAGATCAGTTTCGCATTTTAACAGGTAAGTTTATGTAATTAATATATATTAATATTTTTTTTATATTATTAATGTAAATAACATAAAATATATTTATATATTAATACATCTGTATTAAATAAATGTATTTAACAATACAAGATTTTAACAACTACAAATCCGAAAACGGAGTACTTCCTCTTTTAAATGATGTTCAAGAATTATTATTTTCTTTGGAAAAATCATTAAATGTTGAAAGTATAGAATTAGCAATTACTCAATATCAACAATTAAAGGCTTCTCAATATACAAATACCAGCCATTATCAAAAACCGCGTCAAAGTGAATATGTTGAAATGAATGGTAAATGGTCAAAGGTTGATTCCAAAATCACTGATAATGGTTCATTATCAGAGGTATCTTTAAATGGTAGCAGTAAATTTCATAATTCATTTTCAAAGAAAACACAAAACGAAAAATTTTTATCCTTTACACAGGTTTCTAATACATCACTAGAATCAGAAGAAAAATGGGTAAAGTATGTGGAAAATAATGGTGAATTTAAACCAACTAAAATTATTACCAAAGAAGGTATTGAAAAAACAATTAATGATATACGTATTAATCTAAATAAAATAACAAAAAAAAATTATGAAACACAAAAAGAAAAAGTGTTTCATTTAATAGAATCTATTATAATAGACTCGGATAATAACCATAATTCTACAGAGTTAATTAACCCACGGGTTCATCAACAACAAATTGCTAACTTTATTTTTGATATATCAAGTTCTAATAAATTTTTTAGTGAATTATACGCAATTTTATACAAAGACTTAATTGAACGTTATAATGAAGTTTTTATAGATACATTAAATGAGTTTATAAGTAATTTTAAAGAATCTATACAAACATTTACATACTGTGAACCAAGTGATAATTATGACAAATATTGCGAATTTGTTAAAGAAAGTGATCGTAAAAAGGCAATTACCACATTTATTATTATGTTATTAAACAATGGGGTTGTTTTGCCTTCAGTTATAATTGAAATTACTGACTTTTTTCAAAGAATGATACAAATATATATTGATGAGGAAAATAAAACAAATGAAATAAACGAATTGGGTGAAATTATATATATATTGATTTCTTTGGGAAATGAAAAATTACAATGGGAAGATTCAAAAGAATGGAATTTTATAATTCATAATATTTGTGAATTTACAACATTAAAAATCAAAGAACATAAAAGTATTTCTAGTAGGTTTATTTTTAAAATGAAAGATTTGTATGATTTACTATAGAATTTATAAAAACTTATGGTTTTCCTTAGATGTCTCTTTTCTTTTAAACCATTGAAGATTTAAAATGGGACAAAATATGAGTAAGTTTTTACTAATTTTATTATAGAAATGAGACATAAAAGCGAAGATTATAAAATTTCAGCAGTTAAATATTATTTAAAAAATAAAGATAATATTAGAAAAACCTGTAAAATATTTGATTGTAAGAAATTTACACGCTCTGTGAAGGGCAAACCTTGTTAATTTTTAATGGGATTTTTGTCCCATTTTAAATCTTCAAGGGTGTAAAAAATTCAAAATATATATTTACATAAAAGTTTAACACTTTGCCGATTATATCGACGGATTTGTCGGTAAAGGGTTTTTGTGTTTTGTAAAGATAAAAGGGGTGTTCAAAAAAAACAATAGGTTTCATGGAGTAGTATAAAAATAATATATTGTATTATAAATATGGTTTCTTCACGAATAAACCCAAATGTTATATTTAAAGAACATAAAACAATTGATTCTGAAGATAGCGGACATCAGTCCCCTTTGTATGATTTAACAGTGTGGGGTAAAACAGTTGTTATAGCATTAGGAAAACCAAAATTTACTTACTCAAATCAAAATATAGTATATTATCCAATTTATTTGGTTTCTTTAAATAATGCTATTGAAGGATGTCTTGGTGTTTTTGAAACTAAACTTGCTGATTCAAAATCTAGTCCGATTCATTTGGACGAAGACGGTGACGTTGATATTAATAAAATGGGTGAACCTCTCTTTTTTGATTTTTCTGAAAAAATCGTTGAAAAAACATACACTACAGTTGAAACATATTTAGAGCATGTATCAGGTGTTACATCAACACTACTAAAAAATACCAATGTTGAAGAGTTACCTCCCCCTTCGTCCATTGTGGAAATAGTTGACAACGAAGATACAGATGAAGACGAGGACATACTAAAATTAAATATAAAACATAGTCAAATTAATAATACAGTTACTGATAAACAATCCACCAAACTATTTACAATAAATACAAATATTAAACCTCCTCCGCTTCTTTTAGAAGAAACGGAAGAGGAAGCAAATGAAATAAAAAGAAAGTTTTTACCAGCACCTCGTAATAATTGGATACAAAATTTTTTAAAAAATCCACATTATAATATTCATTTAATTAAAGGAGACGGTAATTGCTTTTTTTCTACTGTTATTGAGGCTTTTGCCCAAATTGGACGCGAAACAACGATTGAAAAACTACGCAAAATGTTATCCGACGAGGTAACCGATGAAATATACCAACAATATCGCGCGGTTTATACGGCTCTTGATGGTCAAATACGAAATTATACCAAAGACATGGAACAAATTAAAAGAACATTAGAGGTTGAACTAAAAGCCCGTTCTCAAAAAACAAAAAGTAAAAACGATGCCGAGTTATTAGTAAACGAAGCAAAATCATTAAAGAAAAAATACGAAGTTTTAGCAGCAGAAAAAAAACAAACACAAGATTTACTATATTCAACCACGGGTAATTTATCAAATATAACTTCTTTTGATTTATTTAAAGAATATATTCAAAGTTCGAATTATTGGGCTGACACATGGGCAATTTCCACTATAGAAAAAAAATTAAATATAAAAATGATTATATTTAATGAAGAATCATTTAATCAAAATGATTTAAACAGTGTTTTTAATTGCGGTGAATCAAACAAAGATTTACAAACAAAAGGTGCGTTTAATCCAGAATATTATATAATTACTACTTACAGTGGAAATCATTATCAACTCGTTAGTTACCATGATAAAAAAATACTAAAATATAATGAAATACCTTATCATATTAAAATACTAGTTATTAAAAAATGTTTAGAACGTAACTCAGGTATATATTATCTTATTGAAGAATTTCGCAATTTCAAAATGAAATTGGGTATTGATCCAGATGAGGGTAATCCGGCGGTTGAAAAAGAAGAGGACGAACAATTATTAATAAATGGATATAATAATCTATATGATTCCGATACCGTTTTTATGTTTTATTCCAAAAGCAACAAAAAACCATTTCCAGGTCGTGGATCACATGAAGAAATTCCAAAAGAAAAAGTTGGCGAATTTTCAGCACTTGCCGCTATTGATGAATGGCGAAAAAAACTGGACGATACTTGGACGGGGGCAAAATTTACATTAGATGGAAAAGAATATACTTCAGTAGAACACTATTACCAATGTTCCAAGTTTAAAAATGGACACCCTGATTTTGCTGAACTATTTTCTTTAAATTCCGGGTCACCTATTTCAAAAGACGTTGATCTTTGCCAAGGAGCAGGAGGCAAAAATGGAAAATACAAAAAAGAACAAATACGACCGAAAGATTACAAAATTGACCCAGATTTTTATCCTCAACGAAACAAAGAAGAACGAAAACGAGCAGTTGAAGCAAAATTTACACAAAACATGGATATGAAATTATTATTGTTAAATACAAAAAATGGTAAATTAGTTCAATATGTTTCTGGTTCAATTCGCACACCAGATATAATATTAATGGAAATTAGAAAGCAAATAAATAATACGTAATTTTTTTACCTAACATATAGTTGTATTTAACCTTTATTTTAAACAACTATTTTATAAAATTAAACTTGGTAACAAGTATATTTAATATTGTAAATATAAATTTTAATTAATGTTATTATTATCACGTTAAATTTAATAATGGTTAATAATACAATAAATAAAAATGTAGCATTTTTATATAATGAGGTTATTTCAAACATTTATACATTCTGAACCATTAAGTAAAAAAAAAAAATTTAATGACAAATCAGGATCTTCACATATTGATTGGTTAAAAAAATCAATAATTAATAAAGTAAAGTATTTAAATTCAATTACTAAAGTACAAAATGAAGTTGTAACACCACCAACACCGCCTGAACCATC